ACCTGTGATGACCTTATAGATGGGGTCGATTACGATGGCTATGTAATTCTTCTTCGCGGCCCTGCGTATGAGCATCGGCGCCAGTTTATCCATGGGCCTGGACTTCCCACGCAGGTTCCAGATATCGATGTTCCTGAGGTTATCAGGCTTATATCCCAGTGACTGGTATACGTCCCTGAAACGGTGCAGGCAGCTTGCCCGGTCCAGCTCCAGGTTCACGTACAGGACCCGCCCCTGGGTACACCTCCAGCCCAGCCACTCCCTGCCTTCCGCTATGGCAATGCACATCTCAATCTGCAGGAAGGACTTACCGGCCTTGGACGGCCCGGCTATGAGCATCTTATGGCCCTGCCGGAGTACCCCGTCAATCAGGCAGGGTGCCAGTTCCGGGAGGTTGTCCCAGACATCCTCCAGGCTCTCCGGGTCCGGCAGGTCGTCATTGACAGACTCAATCCATTCCTTCCATTCATTCCAGTTTGCCTTACCGATGTTGGTATCCATCAGGAACTGTTTATGCCCCCCACGGATGATTCCGGGCATCCTGGACAGTCTGGAAGGGTTCTTATTCTGTGGGTCTATCTCCAGACCGTTCTTTTTGCAGATGGTATATAGGTAATCCACACGTTTCTTATATTCCATGAAGTCAGCCGCATCCACACGCACGATGGCGTGCAGGCTCTTCTTCCCGCTATGGACCAGGCACGCCACCGGCAGCTCAAGCTCCCTTATGATGGCGTGCTGCTTCTCGATGTCCATCCCATCCGACTCCACCAGGGAATAGCGGTAGTCAGCCACATTCCTGTCCTTGACATCCATCCCATCCATGGGGTTGAAACGTATCCAGGCCCCTGCCTCCGGGTTGTAATCCCCCAGCACGCTGCCGATATCACCGTTGCAGCTGGACAATGCCTCAATCAATTGGCCAGCCGTGCGGTCGTAAGCGCCTTTGTCTGCCGGGATCCACTTCTCATCCTTCTTCCAGCTCCTTACCACATATCCGACATTCTCCCCGGCCTCGAACAGGGTCTCCAGATAAGTGGTGAGCTGCTTCACGGGGTCCCATCTGTCCGGTTCCTTCACGTCACGGCCTTCCACCCAGTCCGTATCCACGATGACGCCATCCGATGAGATGGTGTCATCCCAGTTCAGGGCCTGGCCCGGGTCATGGGCCGGGGTCCATCCCTGCTCCCTGGCATACTGTACGATGGTACCTCCCGTCACCGGTGTGCCGTGGCCATGGAAACCATTCCATTTCTTCTGGCATTCCCCAGGATGATACCTGCCGGGGTCCTTCCGGCTCCAGGCATCCCATATATCAACGCCAAAGCCCTCCTGGTCCAGGGCCATACCGACGTTCAGCCATTGCTGGTAATCCAGCCCCGCCGGTTCTATGCTGTTCAAGACCTCCAACAGGTCATACTGGTTATTGTCCATGCTTCATGCTCCTTATGGTGTATAACTCCTTGGGTCAATTCCTGGTGGTGCACCCCTCCACCCCACGGCGGCTATCCGGTCAATCATGTTCTTCGCATCCTCCTTCTGCCAGGTACCTACATGCTGGAATCCGTATTTCTCCAGGCAGCGTATCTGTTTGGGGGATGAAAGCCCTTCCTTCCTCCGCATGTCCAGGCGGTCAAGTAATTTCGCGGCCTTACCCGCGTTGTCAATCTGGTCAGGCAGTATGCCCTGTTTCTCCAGGGCCGCCTTCTGCCTATCGGTCGGCGGCGCCATCTCCCATCCGAATGCCGGGACATAGCTGCTCAGGTCCTCCGCCTGGATGCTCATCTCATACTGCAGCGGGTCGACCAGCTTCTTCTTCCTGTTCTTCATCTCCGCAAGCTGTTTGGCCAGGGCCTCCTCGCGTTCCGCGATCACGTCCTTGGATGCCTTATTCTCCGCTTCCTCAATGTCCACAGGGCAGCCGCAGGCTTCCTCCATGTTGTCGGTCATCTTCTGTGCCACTTCCCTGTCTGTACAGATAAGGTCTGCCGGATGGCACAGTTCATGGCGTTCCGTGTGCCACAGAAAGTCTAAAAGCAGCAGGTGCTCCTTACCGGGATGCAGCCGGGTGCCGCGTCCTACCATCTGGCTGTACAGGCTCCTGACCTTCGTAGGCCGGAGTACCACGATGCAGTCAACGGATGGGCAGTCCCACCCTTCCGTCAGCAGCATGGAGTTACACAGGACGTTATATTCCCCGCGGTCAAAAGCTTCCAGGACTTCCGCCCGGTCTTTACTTTCCCCGTTGACCTCAGCAGCCTTAAAGCCCTTTTCAATCAAAATATCTCTAAACTTCTGGCTGGTCTTAACCAGTGGGAGAAATACCACGGTTTTTCGTTCTTTACAATACTTTTCCATCTCGTCCGCTATCTGGTATAGGTATGGGTCAAGGGCAGTGGCGATATCCCCGGCCTTGAAGTCACCGGACTGCATAGCTACGCCTGACAAGTCCAGTTTGAGTGGTATGGTCAGCGCTTTAATAGGTGACAGATACCCGGCCTTGATGGCCTTGGGAAGGGTATATTCATAGGCCAGGCTGTCAAACACCTGCCCCAGGTTCTGCATGTCCCCACGGTCCGGTGTCGCTGTCACGCCCAGGACCCTGGCTTTGTCAAAATGGTCCAGTATCTTCCGGTAGCTGTCTGATATGCAGTGGTGGGCCTCGTCAATGATGATGGTATTGAAATAATCGGCCGGGAACTGTCCCAGCCGTTTCTCCCTCATCAGGGTCTGGACGGAACCGACCACGATCCGGAACCAGCTACCCAGGCAGGACTGCCCCGCCTTCTCCGTGGCGCATCCCAGTTTCGTTGTCTTTGCTATCTTGTCCGCCGCCTGGTCTAAGAGTTCGCCACGGTGGGCCAGGATCAATACCCGGTCCCCACGGCGGACACAGTCCTCGGCCACCTTCGCAAAAACTATGGTCTTGCCGCATCCTGTCGGAAGGACCAGGAGCGTCTTAAGGACGCCCTTGCCCCACTCCTCAAAGATGGCTGCCTTCGCTTCAGACTGGTATGGTCTCAGTTCCATTAAAAATCACCAGCCTTGAACTGCTTCGGCTGCGGCGCAAGATACTCGTCCACCTTGTTGTTCCTGCGTGGCTTCCCATTCTTGTCCGTATATTCATTCAGATATATCTTAAACCTTCCGGTGGAACCGACCACCTCATTCCATCTGGGTTTCAGCTTCTCCCCTTTCGCACGCTGCCCGATGCACAGGAAGAACTGGCATAACTTCCACTCCATCTTGCTGTTCAGGATGAGGTCATCATACACATGATGTTCCTTCCCCTCGGCGTCCTTGATGATACAGTCTATGGTTGCCTTGTTGCAGGCCGCCATCTTATCACTCCCGGCGAACCGCCCGCGCTCCATGGTCCTGACCTCAAAATCGTACTCGCCATCCGGTAACGGCTCATAGTCCGCCCCGTCATTCTCTATCTGGTCATCCCAGCCTAATTCCCTGCCTAATGCCTCGTTCATGTCTGCCATGTCTGTTTACCTCCTAATTGAATACCAATCCGTCTTTTTCCTTCATTTCCTTGATCATGCCGTATACCTTATCCCAGGCCCCCACCAGGCAGCCG